GTAAAAATGTTAGAAGAAAAATTAGCTAAAATGGATGCAACACCTACTGCTGTTGTTCCTGAATCAGACCCTAACCCTGTTGTTGGTGAAACAAAAGTGGATGCTTGGTCTAACTTAGCAGATGTATTTAAAAAATAATTATTAAAATTTAAAACTTAAAAAAATGGCAAATATAATAAACACTTCGTTAACTTGGAGTCAAGAAGATGCTCAAAAGTATTTCTTACAGCCTCTTTTTATTTCAAATAACGATTTAAGTAACTTTGATGTAATGACTAATGTTTCAGGTTCATCAATTTTACTTGACAAATATTCAGCATTGAAAAATGTAACAAAACCTTTTAACAATGATGATTGTTTTGAAGCTGACACAGACCAATCATCTAATAGTAATGTTACTTTAAATCTAACTCGTTTAGAGGTAGAGCACGCACAAAAAGCTTCTGCTTTATTTAGTCACATTAAATCACAATTATTAAGACAAGGTGTTGATAGATTAGACCTTGATGGCACATTAATCATGCAAATGGTTTCTGAAATCCTTATGGGAGGTATCAAGAGAGATTTCTCTACTATCTTATGGTGGGGTGAAACTACAGGTGGTTCAGGCACGCAAGGTTTAGCTAACGGTATTTGGGAAGCTTGTTCTGGTATTCCTGCTGCACAGCAAGTAACAGAAACAGGTGTTGCACTTGACGACCTTGCTTCTATCATGGACAAAAGAACTAATGAGTTAGCTGCTGCTGACCAAGTTTTATTTGTATCAAGAGCTTTTGCTGAAAAGTATAAGACAGAATTGTATGCACAAGGTGTAAACAATGCTTATTCTGATATGCAAAATGGTATTGAGAACCTATCTTATAACGGTATCTCTATGATAGTTAAGCCTGACTGGGATGTAAATATCGCTGCTTACGGTACGACTTTATCGTCTGGTGCTCCAACGGCTGCGGCTAACACAAGATGTGCTATGCTTGTAGCTAAGGATGCTATCGCAGTTGCTACTGATTACGAAGTACAAGATGTAGATATGTGGTACAATAGAGATTGTAAAGAAAACAGATTCAGAATGAGCTACTCATTTGGAACTGCTCTTAAAGACAATTCTCTTGTTGTTACTTGTGCTCAGTAATGACTAATGTAAAGGGGAGGGGAAACCCTCCCAGTTACAAAATAACTTTATTTAATAACTTATAAAAATTAAAAATTATGGCAATTACAAGTGGACACGAAGTTATCTGTTGCGATAGAAACCGAAGAGGTGGACTGAAAAGAATTTTTCTTGTTGAGCAAGGTAAAATTGGAACAGTCGCTGCTTCCTCAGGTGTTGTATCAGCTTTCCCTACTGTTAATTCATCAGGGGCAGCATCAGCAGAAGCTTTTGAATTTCAATTTGATAGAGGAACAGCAGGTTTCTCTGCTAATGCTTCCAGAGAAAACGGAAGTACAATTATTACTGTAGAATTAGAGTTCTATATACCTAAAGTTACAGCAGAAGTTAATAATAGATTAAATGAACTTGCTACAAGTTGTGGTGTTTATGCAATCGTTGAGACTTACGCTGATGACTGTAATGCAGGTGGTTCTGGAGCAGAAACTTATCATTTTGTTTTAGGATATGACACTATCTTTGAAACAACTGCATACATGGAGTTTGCTTCTGGTGAGCAGTCAACAGGTGTAGGTTTACAGGATGCTAACGGAACTACTGTGACATTAAGTGGTGAGCAAGGAGAATATCCATTAGAATATAGTGGAACTATTACTCCTGGTGCTACTATTATTGATCCAGTAGAGTTAGGTTAATTCTAAATCTTAATTTATTGATTATTTGGGGGGTGTTTGACATTCCCCCAAATTTTCTTTATGTTTGCTAAAAAAACTATACTATGAAATATATATTAGACAAAGATTATTTTATAAATAATGCTTCTGAAAAAGTTTCTTTTAGTAGGTTTTCTAAGGTTAAGGGTACATACAATATAGGTATGGAAACTTTTGACTTTGTATCTTCTAATCAGGATATGTTAGAAGAGCTTTATAAAATAGGGAGACCTTATGTAAAAGTAGAAGAAACCAAAAAACAAATAAAAAAGAAAAAGGTAAATGAATACAAAAAAGCCAACAGCAAGCAAAAAGAGGAGCAGGTATTACCAGAAGCCAGCGAAGAATAAACTTCTTGCATACGGTTTCTCAAAAAACACATCTCAGGATGCACCTGAGGAGGTCAAAAGATTAGATAAATTAAGAAACAAATGGATTCCATTTGGTGACGACAATTTATTTCCTCAACACCTGAGTGAGTTAGCAAGGTCTGCCTCTACTCATAGAGCTATTTTAACTACTAAAACAACCTTTACTATCGGTGAGGGTTTTCACACATCTGATGACAACCTAAGTGGTTATATACAAGATGTAAATGCAAACGCAGAAACATTGGATGATGTGATGAGAAGAGTTATATCTGACTACTGGACTCATGGTAATGCTTACCTTGAGGTTGTGGTTGGTTCTGGTTTTGTAAATTTATACCATATAGATGCAACAACAGCAAGAGTTGCAAAAACAAAAGATAAGATACTTATACACCCTAACTGGGCTAATGTAAAAAGGTCTGAAACAAAAATAAAAAGCCTTGATATTTACCCTAAATTTAAAAAGGCAGAGAAAGGTGTTCAGCGTTCTGTAATACACTTTTCTGATTACGAAAGTACATATTACTATTATGGTTTACCAGATTATGTGGCGGCTTTAGATCACATAAAGATTGCAAATCAAATTGGTAAATACAACTTAAATAGATTTAAAAACGGCTTTATGCCGTCTGCAATAATTGAGCTTGGAGCAGATATGTCTGAGGATGAAGCTCAAATATTTATTGATGAGGCAAGAGAAAAGTTAACTGGAGAAAACAATAACTCTAAGATACTTTTTATAGCTAAGAATGGAGATGAAAATGCCTCTAATGTTCAGGTTATTAATGATACAAGTGATGGTTCTTTTATGGAACTACAAACAATAACCAACGACAACATAATATCAGCACATAGATGGAATCCAGCTTTGTCTGGAATACAGGTTGCTGGTTCTTTAGGAAACAATCAACAAATATTGACTATATATGATATAGTTATGTCAACTGTTATAAGAGAACCACAACACATGATGATAAGAACTATAAAAAAGATTCTTTCTATTCATGCAAACCTTGATGTTTCTGATTTACATATAGTCAACAAGCCTCCAGTTACTATGCTGGGTGCTATTAATCCTACTGATTATATATCTGTAGAGGAGGGTAGAAAGATATTCCATCTACCTGAGTTGACAACAGAAGAAATGGAGTTATTATTATTAGAAAAAAACAAATTAAAAGATGGCATTGATAACACCGACACAAGTAATTGATATAGCTTTTACAAATAAAAACACAGATAAGTATTTGGTAAAACCAGCTTTTGTTGAAGTAGCTGAGTTAAACTTTATACAACCTACTGTTGGCATGGAGCTTTATCAAAAACTTACTGATGATGTTGATAACAATGTTCAATTTGTAAATAATCCTACTCTAAATAGTTTGGTTGTTTGTCAAGCAGCTTATTCTGCTTTGCATCATAAATATTTTACGCTTTATTCTCAAGATAATGCTATAAAGTTTGCAGTGTATTTTCAAGTATCGTCATCAGATGTTATGGGAACACCTCCTAATTATGATGATGTTATAGCTGTAGATTTAACTACAACAGGAGAAGCTTCTACAGCAGATGAGGTTGCGACAGCTATAAAAACAGCAGTAGATAATAATGCTTTATTTACAGCTACTGTATCTACAAACACCGTAACAATAACAATACCTACAGGAGCAGATGCACCAAGTAATGCTACAACAACAAGTCTTGCCTTTAGTGTAGCTGGGGATTTTGGTGTAACATCTGGAAGTAAAACAATAACTTGCTCCTCAAACAGCTTTATAAAGGTTGGTGATTTTGTTTCAGGTTTAGAGCTACCTTTACGAGAGGATGGTGATGATGTGTGTAGACCTTTTAATGTAGTTGATAGTGTAAATCTTGCAGGCTCTGTTACATCTTTTACTGTCACAGGAACTGCTGTAGCTACAAACGCAAATGCAGATTTAAAAATACAAAGACCACATGGTAAACTAATAAATGATTATATTGTAGATTACCTTGCTTTTTGTGTTAAGTTTGAGATGTTACCAGACATAAGTTACAATACAACATCACAGGGTATAGTTGAAAATGTTGGTGAATTTACAATGCCAGTAGATGCAAAAAAGCTTAGTTTCTTAAGAAATGAAACATTTAAGAAATCTGAGTCTTACCTTAGAAAGATGTTAAGATTTTTAGAAGATAACAATGTTTATTATCCAGACTACTGTAATGAAACAGAGGGTGGTGTAAGCAAGAAAAACGGAATAATACTATATTAATATGGCTACAAACTTTCATTCAGATTTACCAAACGATCAAATACATAATCCAAAAGATTATAGTATAGCAGAAAACTCAAGTGTTTTAACAAAAGATAAGGATGGTGGTTTAGATTGGTTAGCAAAACCTTTTAATCTTAGCACAACTATTGCTTGTGGTTCAGATGTTGCTGGTAGCTTACACAATAAGTCATTTTTAATATATTATTCCTCAGCTATAACTTTTGAGGTACACTTTACTGTTACAGGCGAAACAGAGCCATATACCACCAAAACAACATTTGTTCAATCTGAGGTTGTTATAGCACCCAACGACACAGCTATAACTGTGGCTGCTGCAATAAAAACAGAACTTGATAGTTTAACAGCGACAATAGCTGCCGTTGATTTTGTAACAAGTGTAAACGGACATGGAAAGGTTACATTTAGTGGCATGAAAAACACACAAAATACAGTAGATGAAGATACTGGTTTTGCTATAACAAACACAAAAACACCAACAGGGCAACAAGTTTTAAAATCAGAACCCAACGGAACTTTAAGCTGGTCTAACGAAATTTATGAGCAGTCTTATAACTTTTTTAGTAAAGCTGTAGAGGGTGGTACAATATCTTTTTTAGAATTTGACAGAGCTTCTTATGGTAATTTTAATCTGAATTTAGGTAGCACAACTCTTCCTGCTACTTTTGATATAAGAAAGGCTGTGGGTGCTTCTATATACCACGCACATCAAGATAGTAGTCTTATAGGTATGGATATAATTATGGTTAGCACAACTGTTCCTGGGCCAGTTACTATAGGTTTGTGTAAGGCTGATATAACCTGTGGAACAGCAGGTAATCCTCCTATCACAGATATAGTTTCGCAAACCGTAACATTAAGTGCTGCTACACCAGAGTGTATTACATTAGCACCAACAACAACACATGAGTTTAATAAACATGATTTATTGATTCCTTATATTGCACCAGGTGTAAATGTTTCAATGGCAGC